CCATAATGGGCCCGCTGCGGGATTTCCTTCCCGTTCATATTGACCTCAACTAGGAGAGAATCCGATGGGTGCCCGAACACGATCACGAAATAGTAGCTCCTCTTCTTGGGAGCAAACTATCTACGGTTCGCATTCAACAGGCACCAACAGTCCTGATCGTCGTGAGACGATGCAGGACTACACCGGATGGCCTTTTGGAGAGAACGCACTCGAGTATACCAGACACGAAGTGTCCGGTGGTGTGCTTAACGGCACATACTCGGGGCGGTCCTACTCCAATAGAGGGACCTATATCCGGGACGTATACCCCTTCGGGGGATACGGCTCCGCGCCTCAGGCTACTAAAAACCTGAGCGCTTCAGCTACTGCGGCGGCCTCTAGAACGAGTCCGTCGCGTCCGATCCTGAGTTTACCTCAGATCATCGGTGAGATGAAGGATATACCGCGGATGCTTCGCCACGCAGGAAGATTCCTGAATGGTACGGCATTTAAGCACGGAAACAATGCGCTCTCGGCTGCGAAAGAAGTAGCATCCGAGAATTTAGCCATTCAATTTGGCTGGGCGCCTATAGTCTCCGACTTAGCAAAGCTAGTCCAGTACACTGAAGCCTACGATCGTAGGGTTAAAGAGCTGAACAAACTTTACAGCGGCAAGGGTCTAAAACGACGTATCAGATTGTCTGACCACGAGTTCACTTCCAGCGCGTCTAACAACGCATGGAGTGCACACGGGGTCTACTTTCTGAACGTCCCAGTCCGTAGCACGGTTGTTATCAACAACTGGGCTGTTGTCAAATGGCAACCGGAGGGCGCTCTTGAGCGCAAACCGATGCCAGAAGACTTCAAACGCATCCTCCTGGGGTTAACCCCTCAGAATGCTGCGTCTACGGCTTGGGAACTACTGCCCTGGTCTTGGTTAATTGATTATTTCACCTCTGCAGGTGACTTCATCAGCTTAACCAACAACGCCGTCGGTGCTCAATGCACAGGCGGGACCATAATGACGCAGATCACAAGAACTGCGTCCTGGGACAGTAGGTCAGTGTGGGACGGAGCCATCACACTTAGTGGCGGCCACGTCCGTATTACGCATAAAAGGCGAAGAGCCTTCACTGCGTTTGACTTCTCTCCTATAGCTGCCTCTTTCCCGATACTCTCGGGGAAGCAACTGTCCATCCTTACGAGCTTAGCTGTAACGAGGATGTGACTAATCCTCTAGCGAAACTTCGAAAGGAAGACCAATGCTAGCTAATACGATCACGGTGACTATCGACTCTGTTGCCAAGGACCTTCTCCGAATCCGAGAGGATAAGGATGGATCCTTGTATCGGCTGAAAACTTCAGCTGAGCAGATCGAAATGCGTGTCCGTCATTCCACATCGACCCGAGATGGGTCGGTTGTGAATCGCCATAACGTAAATTGGGAGCATTCTGTTTATGCAACAGATACTACTCCCGCTTACTTTTGGTCCGTTTCGATCACTGTTAGTGATCTGGACGGATCGGACCCGGATTACCTGGGGCTCACTATGGCCGGACTTCAGTCCGCCCTCAGTTCGCTCTGGGATACCGTCGCGATAGGTGAAGTGTAATAACACCACCTAACCTTCCTTAGTCAAAGAAGGTTCGTATCGGCTACTAAGTCAAACACAATCCTCACAAAAAGGAGAATGTTATGAGTGACCTAGAATTGGTCAGGGGTTTGTACAAGGCACTCCTACTAAAGGATATGCCTCTATACCACCCCAGCATCGACTGCGTTGAGTGGGAAAGGGATTATACCCGCCTGCTCGAAGCAGATCCAGAACGAGGACTATGGCTCTATGCCGTAGACCTCCCTGAGATTATGAACTGCTTCCTGGGCTATATGGAAACATATTGCACAGGATTTGACAGCTCATTCTCTCTTGACCAGTACGTCTCCTCGACTTATCCGAAAGGTTTGTACCTAATGGGTAAGAAGAGTACGTCAGACCGCCGACCGCGTTTCTTACACGGTTTGTGGTCAGGTGTCCTGGAAGTCGATGGAGTGCTAAAAGCCGATCCGAACTCATCATGCCTGAAATCTCTACGTCAGATTCTTCTGATGGTAAAGAAAATCAGGGCAACATGTGAGGAGAAAGATGACGAAAAAGCAATCGTCGCTTTCAGGAAGATTGAAGAAAGTCTTCCTCGGAGCTGGGAAAGCACGTGGGATTGTAATGATCCTTTGTGGACTCCTCGTTTTGGGCATCCCCTTTGGGGACGACCTGACGAAAGAGTGGATTCGAACGATATGTTCGACTCCTATCCCATGCATGGACTTAGTTTCGAGCCTAACTGGAACGGATTTCGCGAACTTTGTGCGAGATTTTGTTCTCAACTAGGTTATTTCGATACTTGGTCCATAAGGCCTAAGCACGGTCCTGGTGCCGTCTCTGATAAGGATCCGGATTTCGTAAAGTACGATTTCCGGAACTGGCCAGAGAAGCTCGAGGCTGTCTTTCCCTACGACTGGCACGCAAGCCCGGACTTAAGTAAGCCGGACTACGTAACAGTGAGGGAATTTCCTTCGAGGCTCTTAGCTGTGCCGAAGACTCTCAAGAGTCCTAGGCTTATAGCAGCGGAGCCTACTGCTCACCAATGGATCCAAGGTGGGATCCGACAGTGGCTGGAGGAACGACTGAAGCATACCTTACTTAAGGATTGCTCCACGATGCGGACACAGGTCCCTTCTCAGGAACTTGCGTTCAAATCGAGCCTGTCTAGGAGTCATGCCACTATCGACTTATCGTCGGCTAGTGACAGACTTACCACCAGGTTGGTTGAGTACGTCTTTCAGTCCAATAGGACGGTATTAGACGCACTTCACGCCAGCCGGACAAGAGCATGTCAGATTTCCGATAAGGAGTTAGTACTCCTCCGGAAGTTTGCCACGCAGGGATCCGCCTGCACTTTTCCAGTGCAGACGATCGTCTATTCCTTACTCTCCATCTGGGCAGTATGCCTAGTTAGAGGGTTTGGTCCTGACGAAGCCTATAAGGCATCCTCACAGGTCCAAGTCTATGGGGACGATATCATTGTTCCCACAGATTGCTACGGGGTAGCAACTGGCTTGCTTGAGTCAGTTGGCCTTGCGGTATCGTCATCCAAGTCATTCAGCCACTCTTACTTCAGAGAGGCTTGTGGCATGGATGCATACAAAGGAGTTGATGTAACTCCCGCGTACGTCCGGCAAGGGTACGACCCTTCCCCCTCATCCATTGAGAGTGTCGTGGAATGTTCCAACAACTTGCATTATGCAGGTTATTGGCATACCGCCGACTATCTCACAAGGACAATTCCCGAGAATGAGCGAAAGCTCCTTCCCGTGAAGGCCTTGGATGGAGGGTACCTAGGTTTCGGATCCTTCACTGGTGAAGATTTGTCATTCCTGCGTAGCAGGTTTAACGATCATCTTCACTATGTGGAGTACCGAGTTCTGACCGTTGACAACAAAGTTGTTAAACGGACAGGTCTAGGTAACGGCTCGCTTGTCCAGTTCTTTACTGAAGAACCGGACCCTCTGCTTAACTACAGCAGTGGCCAAGTGAGCTCAGTCCGCTCGAGGAAACGAGCGGGCTGGGCCAACCTGTAAAGGTTGGGAGGAGGTCCTTCTGGACCATCTCAAG